CAAGATGGAGGACAAGATGGACGAGGACATGAAGATGTCCAAGGCCGATAAGATCGCCGCGCTCCAAGAGAAGATCGCCGGCCTCAAGGCCGAGCTCGCGCTCCTCGAAGACGAAGACGAGATGGAAGACGAGAACGAGATGGAGAAGGACGAGTCGGAGTACGAGGACGAGGACGAGGACTGAGCTATGGCGAAGTCCCCGGCCTGGCAACGCGCTGAGGGGAAGGACCCCGAGGGTGGGTTGAACGAGAAGGGACGGGCCAGTCTCCGCGCCGAAGGCCGAGACATCAAGCGCCCCGTCAAAGCAGGGGAGGCCAAGCGGTCTCCAGCAGCAGCAAAGCGGCGGATTGCCTTCTGCCGCAGAATGAAGGGGATGAAGGCCAAACTCACCAGCGCGACAACGGCGAATGATCCGAACTCGCGCATCAACAAAAGCCTCCGGGCTTGGGATTGCAACTAATGGCTGCGACGCTCCTCAAGACCAACAGTGTGACCATCGCCGCGCAGGACAATGCCGCGACCGTGTCCGGCATCCCGTCGCCCGGTTTCGTTGCCGTGCAGATTGTCGGCGCGTTGTCGGCGACCATCACGTTCGAGGCGTCGGTCGACGGCACGAACTACGTCGCCTTCAACATGACGCCGTCCAACTCGGGCACCGATGCCTCGACCGCGACCGCGGCGGGGGCGTGGACCAAGTCGACCGGGGCCTATAGCGCGTTCCGGGCGCGGTGCTCGGCGTACACGTCCGGCTCGCCGGTCGTGACCATCCGCTACTCCGCGCAGTAATGCTCGTCCATCTTCTCTGGGCCGCCGTGGCGGTGTATGCCCTCCACCGGCTGAGTGCCGTGCTGGAGCGTTTTGCGCCGGTGCGGTCTGGCCCAGAGGATATGGTGGCCCCCGTGGTTGAGGTCCCCGAGGATCTCGTGGCGGTCGCCATGCAGGAGCGCGAAAGCTGGGCGCAAGAGGAGACGTTGCGGGCCATCCGCGAACGGTACGAGGAACTCAAGGACTGGAACCGAGTGCGCTCGGCCGTCGGCATCGGGAGAATCGACTAAGTGACCCTACCATACACAGACGCGCTGCTGGAAGATGCCCTGACGCGGGCCATGGAAGGGCTGAGTAACGCCCCCGAGGACCCGAATGAGCAAGTGGCGCCCAATCCGCCCGAGGACACGGGGAATACCCCGGCCGAGGACTTCTCGGCCCTCCAGCGGGCGCTCTATGGCGCCGACTTTCCGGGCGCCGACAAGGCCACCGAGAACGACATGGCCGCGTGGGCCTCGTGGACCCGCGGCTTGTGGGAGTCCCGGCGCGAGTCGGTCCAGATGCACCTCCACTTGGTCGAGCGGAACCGTTTGTTCCGGGCCGGCCAGCAGTGGATCTCCGCCAACGGGCTTGGGCCCTGGCGGGAACCGGCTCGTCCGCGCGATGCGGCGCGGGTCGTGTACAACATGATCGACAAGGCGCTTGACCAGCGCCTCCAAATCATCGTCGACCAGCGCCCAGGCTTCTCGGTGACCCCGACGACGCAGGACCCGGACGACAAGCGCAAGGCGCAGGCCCAGCAGATGGCGCTGGAGTACCAGTACGAGCAGCTCCAGATGCCGCGCTTGGCCCGCGAGGCCGCCTTCTGGGCGCAGACGGACGGCATCAGCTTCTGGCACATGTTCTGGGACCCCGAGCGGGGACCGTGGGACGAGCGGCTGGGCGAAATGCCCGGCCAGCGGAAGCCGTTGGGTGACATCGGCTGCCAGACGCTCCGCGTCGAGCAGGTCCGCGTCAGCCCCAACGCCACCGTCACGCAGGCGCCCCACTGGGTCGTCGTGCGTGAGGTGATTAGCCGGGCCGAGGCCGCGTTCCGCTACGGCGTGACGGGCTTAGACGGCGCCGACAGCACGATGATGTATGGCAACCAGCCGGCCTACTCGGGCTCCGAGGGGATCGGCGCCTGGGTGCTGACCCAGACGACCATCGGCGAGGGCCAGCGGCTCCGCGACGAGGATGTGACCGAGCGGTTCACGGTCTATGTCGCCCCGCATGCGGATGCGCTGCCGGAAGGCTTGCATTTGATCGTGGTGGGCGACACGGTGGTCTTCGGCCCTGCGCCGCTGCTGTGGAATACCATCCCGGTGGTGCCGATTCGGGACGGGTCGTCGGATCCCTCCTTCTATCCGCGGCCGGTGATGGAGCAGTGGATTGACCACCAGATGCGCGTCAACGCCCTGCTCTCCAAGTGGGTCGAGAACATCCGCGTGAACGCGGGTGGCCGCTTCCTGACCCGCCCGAACACCATCGCCACCGAGACGTTCATGGGTGGCGTGACCTCGATGATCGAGATTCGTGGCGCTGGCCCGATGGGCGATTCCATCCAGCCGGTGCAGGGCTTCTCGGTCGGGCAGGACGTGAAGGAGGCGCTGGCGCTGGAGAAGACGGCCTTCGAGGATGCGTCGGGCTGGAACGCGGTGAGCCGCGGCCAGGTGACCGGCGAGTCGGGCCGCGCCATTATCGCCAGCCGCGAGCAACTGGAGCGCGTCTTTAGCCCCGCGGTCAACGCGCTGGCGCAGGCGTACACGGATTGGTGCAAGGTCTGCATGGCCGGCATGGCGTGGGGCTACGATGTCCCCCGCTCGCTTGGTGCGGTCGGCAAGGGCCGCCCAGACCTGGCCCGCGCTATCAGCACCACGGACTTTGATGGGCAGTCGGACGTGAAGGTCGAGCCGTCGACGATGATGCCGATGCCGATGGCCTTCCGCATGTACCTCTTGGACAACTGGCTCCAGACTGGGGTGATTGATGCGAAGGAGTATCGGCGCCGGCAGATGTTCGCCATCGCCCGCGACATCGCCACCCCCGACGAGGATCAGGAGGCCCGCGCCAAGCGCGTCGCCGATGCGATTCGGATGGGCGGGCTGGTGCCCGAGATGCGCTGGCAGGATAACGAAGCGATTCATCAGGATGTGCTGGAGCGGGAGATTCTGCTTCAGGACGACCTCGATCCGCAGATCATAGCCATCGCGCAGGAGCGGTGGACGAGCTTGGCCAATCAGGCCATGCAGAAGCAGGGAGGTGGAGCACCGCCGGCGCCCGCGCCGACTGGTGGCCTCCCGGCTGGCCCTGGCGCCGCCAGTGTGCCCTCTCTCCCGCCGAACCAGCTGCCGCTGGCCGCGGGCAACCCGCCGATTGGGGTGGCGCCGATGCTGCAACAGCAGCTCGTGGGCGCCCCAGAGGCCGAAGTCGCCGCGCGGCAAGCCGACATCCTGGCTCGCCAATCGTAAGGAGTTGTGATGGACATCAGTACCGCGTTGTCGGAGGCCGCCGAGGCGGCGATGGCCAGTGTGGCTACCGCCCCCGCAGACGCCCCTCCCCCCGCACCCCCGGCAAAAGAGGCCCCCGCGGCCCCCGAGCCGGACGAAGCCCCCGAGGAGGGCGCCGAGGAGGCGCCTGAAGCCGAGGCCGACGTCGAGGCCGAGGCGGAATCGGACGAATCCCCCGCCATGCCGGAAGGCTACGTCGCCGTCCCCGTGGTCGAGGACCAGTTGGCGACCGAGTTCACCCTCAGTGATGCGGAGGGGGAGGTCGAGATTCCGGCGCTGATTGTCGAGTACAAGGCGAACGGCAAGGTCCGCAAGGACCGGCTGGATCAGGTGGTCAAGCTGGCACAGTTCGGGGTCTATAACGAGGCCCGCGAGCAGCAGTTCAAGCAGACCGAACAGCAGGCGATGGCCTTGCAGCAGGAGCGCGAGGAGTACGCCAAGTTGCTCGACGAGCGGGAGGCGCAGCTGGAGCGGCTCCTCCAAGATGAAGACTTTTTCCTCTCGGTGCGCGACGCCTATCAGGCGGAGAACAGCCCAGAAAAGCGGGCCGAACGCGCGGAGCGAGAGGTGGAACGGGTCCGGGCCGAAGCGCAGCTCTCCCGGATTCAGGAAGTGGGATCGCAGTTTTACGAGGGGGAAGTGCGGCCAGCTCTGGACTTGATTGCCCAGACCCTGCCCAGCGTCACCCCAGCGGAGTTGGAAGAGCGGATGGCGTATGCCATGCAACTGCACGCGCAGGTGGGGCCGAATGGCCAACCCTATCTGCCCGCGTCACAGTTCGATGCCGCTCGGCAGTACATCGTGAACGACCTGGCCGTCTGGGCGCAGATGACGCATGCCCGTCGCAGTGAGGTTGCTACCCCGCCCCAAGTGGTCGAGGCGCAGCAAGCTGCGGTGAAAGCACAAGTCGAAGCGCAGAAAGCCAAGCGAGCGCTGGGGAAGGCCACCCAGCCCGTGGGTCGGGCCGCGACGCCGGACAAGGGGAAACCCAAGGCCACCAAACCCAAGACGCTGGATGACGCCCTCGACAGTGCGATGGACGAAATCATGGCGTCGATTCGTTAACACCCAACCACAGAGTATTATCACATGCCTGCTCCTACTGTCATCACCGATGCGGAGCTGACTGGGCTTCTGAAGAACGTCTACTCGCAGTTCCGCGAGAAGGTGCAGAACCTCGTCACCCCGCTCCTCGCCCAGCTTGAGAAGGGTCGCGCTGGCGGCCCCCGCAACATGCGCTGGGGTGGCAACAACGTGTTCTTCGACGTCGTGACCGGCCGCCCGGCTGGCGCCACGTTCTCCCAGGCTGGCTACTTCCCGCCCGACACCACGGCGCAGGAAGTCCAGGCGAACGTCGGGGTGGTTCGTGCCTACACGACCCGCCAGATCGACGGCCTCGCCTTCGTCGGCACGCAGTCCAAGGATGCCGCCTTCACCACCATCGCCAAGAAGACGATGGAGGAAATCAAGGAGGCGTCCACCCTGCTCATGCAGCAGGCGCTCCACAATAAGGCGGATGGCGTCGTGGCCCTCATCGGGACCGCGTCCTCGACCACCA